TGAGAAGAAAGGAGGGGGGGCACCCAAGCCCTGCACCAACATGTAGTGCACGTAGTATTGCTTACGGCGGAACAAATCGTCGCCTTCACTCCAGTTGCGACGCACACCCACCGTTGATCCCGAAGTCCTGTCTATCGTGATGATGTACGGCAAACGCAAGCCCGTTGGCTCATCGTCCTCATCCGTGTGCTCAAAGCCCTGCAAATCGTAGTCAATTTGGAACTCCAGCAACTCCATTTCCTCATCGTCCGTATTGGGCGTGATCTTCGTAATGCGGTCTGTTTCTTTCTGAATGATATTGTCGCCAACATCTGACGTGCTACGCTCCTCTGCCGTATCCAAGTATTGACCACGAAGCACCGCTTTGCGATAGTCATTCACCGACATCGGCACCACATGCGTGATCCGCGGGCACTCACTCATCACACTCGATCCGTTGTACGGGATATACAAGTTGTCAGGCAAGATCAACTTGCTCACCATCCGGTCACGATCCTCGTCGTAGTACACCTTCTTAAACGCCGAGCCACCATAACCTACATAGAACAACAACTGATCAAAGTCCGGTGTGTACTCTTCCATCACCGATGTGATCTGATAGTTCATGAAGTCACGCACGCGGTCTGCCTGCATCAACTTCTCTCGTGTCTCTTTCCCCAGTACGCGCGTGCGCACGGGCCCGTCCGCGGGCATCAATTCCTTAAGCGCCTGCGCTTGGAACTGCACAATCGCTTCTGTCAACAAAGGATGTGTTGTAGCTGCAGCACCCTTGAAAGGACGTGTGCGCTCATCAAAGGTAAAGCCAAGTAGTTTGAGGCCCTTGCCATACTGCTCTTCCCAATCTTTACGCGAGCCCTGATCCGCCTCAAACAAAGGCAACAACTCAGAACTGATCTGCTGCAAGACACTGGAATCAAGGACCTCGGCCAGATTTGCACCAAAGGGCACTTCATCGTCTTCCGCACCTAGCGTTACATCAACGCTTCCAGTTTCTGGATCAAGCACGATCTCTATGTCAGGCATGTCCTCTACCACCATGCTCTCAACTTCAACATCTATGTTGCCAGCAGGCAGGTCGTTGTTCTTTTCAATAGGCATGTTATTCCTTACATGTATCTGCGGTTATCGTCAGTTTTGCGTTCAACCATTCCACCCTTGTTGAATGGAACGCCTTTTTCTATGGCCTTAGCGGCAGTTTCTGGTGACCATATCACACCATAAACAGTTGGCGAATCTCCGGTTGGATTCGGCAGTGTAATGGGTTTAATCTCAAATCCCGCTTTTTCTCCGCCTAAATCTTTGACGGCTTGCTTCAAGTTAGGCAAAAGTTTTTCGTACAACTGTGCTTGTTTCGACTCTTTGCCGGGGAATGTTACAAAGTCTTGGCCAGCACGTATTGAAGACTGTATTGCATTTTTAATCAACAGTTGCATTTCCACAGCAGGCGCAGCTTCAAAATTAGCAAACGGTTCTTCTAAAACATAATTTGATTTACGTTTAGTTATGTCTCTTTCATATGGAGCCTCGGTAGATTTAGGCCCTAATATTCGAGTTTCTAGTACGTTTTTGCGTTGATCTAGTTTTATAATTTCTGAGTTTACAGTTAAAAGATTCTGTGCTGTTTTATTTAGCAGTGGATCGTTATCTGGCATGGCATTAATTTGCGCAGCTAACGCTGTTTGCTCTTGAGCTAGTTTTGTTTCCTTAGTCAACAAATTATCTAATTCCTTTTGGTCTTTTTCTAACGAGCGGCCTTTAGGGCCTAGCTCTTTTACGTCTTTAGAAAGGTCGGACTGCAGTTCATGTACGTGACGGCCCTTTAGTTGCCGGCCATCTATGTCAACGGTGTGTTCTGTAAACCGAGAAAAACCAATGGGCATGTTGTCGCCCCCAGTAACTGCGCGATGTCTGCCTGCGTAACCGGTATATGGTTGTAACTTTTCTTCTACTTTTGAATAAACATCTGCAATGTTTTCTTTAACTCTTTTAAAAGCAGCAGCAATACCATCATTAATGGGTGTTACATTATTTCTTAGGTGTTCTTTTATTATATCGTCTGCTCCACCCGCGTGATATAAGTTAGGTTCGTTTGCGTGCCGTTGCATAAATGATTTTACGTCAACAGGATCTCCGCCTAGTGCAACCAACCTGTCAGAACCTTTTTGCATTAGTTCCTCTATCAACTTTGATTCTTCTTGTTTTAAGATGTCATATTTTGTTCTGTTATATAGAACTGGATCCATACCTTCTCCAGTAAGCCTTGCACGGCGAAGAGCTTCAGGGAAAAAATCAAATCCATTTTCTTTGTAAATTACCGGATATATAAACAAAGTTTCAATCTGACCTAACTCCTTTTGCATATTGCTAAATCTTGTTATCGTTGGCAAAGCCTCTTCTACTCTGTCTATCAACACATTTATTTCAGGCACTGTAGCCGATAACGGATTGTTCTTTAAAGAATCAAGAGCAAGATTAATATCTTTAGGGTCGTAGCTACTAAACGCTTTTTGTGCCGCAGTTTTAATTCCAAGATAATTATTAAAAAGTGCCTCTGACTCAGGGCTCTCTTTTAAATACAGGTTCATTGATCCTGCTATCTGTTTATCTTGAGAAAAAACGTTATCTACGTCTTGGTACATAGGATTTGTTGCAGTAATTTCCACCGAACGATAACGGCTTGGTGGATATGTATTGGCCAACGCTTGTTGCAACATAGCTGGTGTTACCTTGTCTTTAGGACCCAATCCTGCTAATGCGTCTTCAAGGCGCGCAACATCCTGCTCACGGAACTTGCCCTTGACTTGATTGATCAACTGCTCCTTCTGTGCAGGACCCGTCATCCCCGCAGCAAACTCATCTAAGCGTCCAACAAACGGAAACTCTGCGCTTACAGGTGGTGCAACAAAAGGTGGGGGCGGTGGCAATTTAGTTGCAGGCTGTGTAATTGCAACCGCTGTAGTTGGCGGTGGCTGTACTATCTCTGGTGCAGGGCCTTGACGCCTAATTGCAACGGGACGCGGACGAGCCGCAGCTTCTTCAAACAAGCGTAACTGCTCCTGCGCATCTTGCGGCAATCTAGCAATGTTTTGTGCCTGTATTTCTGCAACAGTAAGCTGTGGGCCAGCATGTGGCATAGCAAACAACGGTAGTCTTCCTGCCGCTACATCTCTTGCAATCTGTTCTTGGTTATTACCTGTAATATTATCAAACAGGGCCGCAACCGTTCGTTGCTCGGCTTGTTGTTCAGGCGTTAGTGGTGTCACTTCAAATCTTTGACCGGTCATCAAGTCGGTCATTCCGGGCTTCTCGGCTCTGCCTGCTCTAAAACCGGCCAGTGCTTCTGCTGCTGCGCCTTTCAATGCCTGCGCACCTTGAATTATTTTGCCCGGAGCTAACAGACCAGCACCTACTTGACCAAAAGTATGGAAACCTTTAAGCGTTGGATCCGTTGGCGTGGGCCTGCGAATGCCACCTTCCGTAGCCATCTCTTTAAAATACTCACTGCCAAACACAGGCTTTTGCTCGCTGTATCCAAAAGGACGCATTGCCATAGTTGTTAAATCAACAGGCAAACCAGCAAGGTCATAAGGCAAATCCATTGCACCCGCAGCTATGGCTGGATATGCAGTTCCTGTGTTCAAAGCATTGGAAATATTGCCTGCCTTGCGACCAATGCCAGACTTGGAAGTAATGAACGCCGCGGTGCTTGCCGCTTCTCGCTCCGCTGCTTCTTGGGCCGCGATCCGTTCTATTTGTTGCGGGGTTAGGCGCTCGCCTTCTTCAGGGCTGCCGTTTGCACGATAAACAGGACCACCCTCGGCACGCTTAAACACACCTTTGATAGCATCCAACATGCCGGGTTCAGGCACGCGTGTATGCGGTGGCAAGTCTCGTGGGTCTAGGCGCGTCTGGCGCAAACCTGTAAGCGCGTTATATGTCTCACGAACATCGGGACGCGAGAACAAAGTCTTACGCAACTCCGGATCTTTAGTCAAATCAATCTTGTGGCGCTGCTCCAAAGCAGCTAAAGAAGCCAATTGCTCATACAAAAGGTTCTTGCCTAAACCAAATTTAGTCTGGAACTCAAACATTTTTGGATCAAGATAGCTAGATTGTAGGTCGTATTTTTCTTTTAAATAAGGGGCCGCTTTAACGGCGTCTCTAACAAAGTTAAGACGAGAAATGCCCTTATTCCCTATCAACTCATCAAACTTACTGTTAATGTTAGCCGCAGATCCTAAATTCTGACGTGCCAACAAATGCTCTGTTTCATGCGCAATCGTATCGGGGTAGTCTTCTGATCTGCTTTTGTTTAAAAACATTGCCTGAGCCATGGCACGGTTTTTTGTATCATCCCCACCATCCAACATGTAGCCATACGCATTAGTCTGGTCAATGCGTGGATCGGCAAACAACATCAATCCGGGCAAACCTGCTGCAGAAGAACTTATGTCAGCAGGAGGAGCCACTCGTGTTAACGACGCAGGAGACGTACCTTGCCTGCGCAACATATCCATTGTTTCACGATCTAACTTGCGCTCGCCTTCTTTAGGACTTCCCCCTGCACGGTACACAGGGCCGCCTTGCGCGTAGCTCGTAGGATCGTACTCAACATCACCAATGTAACGATCTGGGCGTGAACCCATCTTGTTCATTTCTAAAATATTTTTTGGATCAACACCCAACTGCTGCATTGATACCTCAAGCGGCGTTGCTTTAAGCTCTTCCGGCGTCAAGTTACTCCGCACACGGGCCAACTCCGCCTGCACTTCGCCCGGCATATGACGATACAAGGTCTCACCAACGTACCTGTCAGGGTCTCCCACCGCATATCTCATGTACTTGTCGGCCTGCAAACGCATCGATAGATTGTCCGCAACGCTTCCAATGTTTGGATACGCTCTTTCCATCTCCCGAATAACGTTAGCATTGACCGTAGGATCAGGGTTGTACTTACCTTGACGTGCTTGCACGTAAGCAATAAACGCTCCGGGGTTTGCACCTTCTGTAAAGCCCTCTGCCGACTGGATTGCATGCTGGCCTTCGTGCAACACAGTTCCCCGGACCATGCTCCTCGCATCATCTTCAGGCAAATCACGTATCCGACCACTGATCATGTTGTTCTGAACATCAAAATTACCCATGGCCAACGGCGCACCCTTGCGCTTTGTTGTTTCCATCATTACCTGTGGCATGTCATAGGTCGGGTAAATGCTCTCCAACTCAGGATGCTTAAGCATTTCGTAGAAATTACGCGGCACAGAAGCTGTCTTTTGCTGCAGAACTGCCGGCGCATCACTGATTTCTTCCAGCAAATTACCGCGGTTATCAACCAAAGTTAAATTCTGCGCACGGATTTGCTCTGGTGACAAGCCTTGTGCCTGCAGGTCCGCGTGCCGCGCTGCTGCTTCCGGCCTTGCACGAACAAACATCTGTGAGGGCGGTGCTGCCAAAGCCTGCAACATTTCAGAAGCCTTACCGCCGCCTTCCAATGTTCTGCGTACCGCTGGCTCCAACGCTCTTTCCGCAGCACCCACCATACGTCCCATGCCGGGACCTTGAGCAACAGGGGCTATCTGCAACGCCGTACCTGCATAAAAAGCAGGATTGGCTACGTCCATTATTTCTTTGTACTTGGGATTTAATACGCTAAAACCCATCTGATCGGGCCGTGTGCCAAGCGCCCCAGCTACCGCTGCGTAGGTCTTAGGATCGGGTAGTGTATTGACATCCCGCATCGCAGCAAGTCTCCTTGCTGCCTCGCCTTGTTTCTTAATATTAGGATTGCCAAAAGATGGTTTGCTTAAATCCTCAGCAGATACATCGCCGCCATCCTTCATCATCACCGGCTGTTGTGGCTCGGCAAAAGGAGAACGGATTGTGGTATTGGACAAATCAGCAAAAACATTGGCCTGACGTTTACTGACTGCTGCCGCTGCCGCCCGATCATCCTCTTCCTCCTGCGCCTTAGCCAGATACTCCTGCGTGATCGTCGTCTTGCGATCATCCTCATCGTCCGTCTCCGCTAAGAACGATAAAGCCAATGCAGCTTGATACCCCGGGCCAAGGCTCGCTACCCGCGCTGCTGCTTCTGGTTTTATTGTGGGAGCTTGTGCCATCGGAGGAAGGGACGGGGGCAACGGCTCACGCTCCTTCTTTGCAACAGATGTTTCACGTGGAACATCCTTGCCACCCAGAAATCCCTTGACCCGCTGGACATACGTTCTCGTCTCCGCAGGCAACTTGTCAGGATTGGCACCCGCAGCTAACCACTTGTCCGTGGAGCCCGGACCCCAGTTATACGCAATCAAAGCCTTCTCTGTATCGCCGTACTTGCCCAACATCGCCTGCAAGTAATCCTTACCCACACGTGCAATCTCATCAGGGGACTTGTCCTTAGCAGGAACAACACCAAACCCCGGATCACGGCTGGTCTTAGGCATAACCTGCATCTCACCCAAAGCACCCTTGGGACTTGTAGTCAGAGTCTTACCGTCATCCTTGTAACGCTTACCGCGGCTCTCGGCCTGCATCACCGCATCAACTATCTCTTCAAATGTCTGTTGGGCCATGGTCCGAGGTCCTTGTCAAATGTATTGCTGGCGTACTTTTGTTGGTATTTTATGCGGCATTTCAATAATACTCAACCGAGCTCTCATCCACCTCCGGCTCGTCATCATCATCCGACTCCAACGCAATAAAATTACCCTGCCTAAATCGAGTCCACGCCATCACCGCCGTATCCACTTGGTCATCGTTGTTCCCATTAGGAAAGGACGCGCATTCCTCTACAAGGTCCTCGGCCCACTCCTTACCCTCAGGATACCAAATCATGCCGGACTCCAAGAGCGGAGCAACAGCATTGGCGCGACTGACCTTGTCCTGACCAGACCTTCTACCGCCGGGAGAGAACATCGTGACAGGAATGCCAAGACGCCGAAGTTCTTGCTGCAGCGGAGTACCCGTAGCCTTTGCCTCAATCAAAACATTATCCGGCTTCCAATACACATACTCATCCTTGGCCATGCGTTTTAGCTCAGGAAAATCCCAACGGCCCTTACGCACATTAAGCAGCATCAGATTGGCACCAGAATCAGCATCAGGATAGAACACCCCCCACGTCGAGATAACAGAGAAGTCAGCCGTCTCCTTCTTTGAGTACGCCGTGTCATACACCTGAATCAAATACTCACACTCTGGCGGCTCATCATGACGCCACTTGCGCCACCAGTTCCTTTTCAGAATAGCACCCTCATCATTCGTCGGTTGCTGCTGCCACTGAGCATTCCACTTCTTCAAGCCAATAGATACCTTGACCTTCTCCAACTCCTCAAGGCTCCAGTAATCAGGCCAAAGAGGCCGGCCACTCGGCAAAATAGCAGGGAACTCCAACACCTCCCACTGATCCGACTTTAAATAGCCCTGCTGCTTGAGCAATCGACCCGTCAAGTCATCCGTTTTCCACCGCGTATTAATCACGATAATAGCGCCGCCCGGCTGTAATCGCTGCCGTGGTCCTGACGTGTACCACTCCCACGTGTTCTCCATCGCCGTATCAGACACCGCATCCTGTTCGTCCAAGATATCGTCTAGCACGACAACATTACCACCGCGCCCGGTCATCGCACCGCCCTTACCAATGAAAAAGGCTTCACCGCCTTGGGCCGTGTTCCACCGTCCGGCAGCCTTACTGTCAACTGACAGGGCCATCTTTGGGAACAACTCCTTGTACTTCTCATCATCAACAAGGTTTCTAATCATTCGGCCAAAACGCTGCGCTAATTCAGCAGTGTGGGAGCCGACAATGAGTTTAGTATCAGGGCTCCGGCCCATCAAATATGCTGGAAACAGATAGCTCCCAAGCTGGGACTTGCCGTGACGGGGAGGCATCGCGATCATCAGACGTTTGCACTCGCCTGTAATGACACGGTCAAGGGCTTTAGCAATACGCCGGTGGTGTTCCCCGACAATCATCTCGGGCCAGACGTACTGGCAGAAGGACAGGAAGTCAGTGGTTGCTCTGTCCTGAGCTTCTAGCAATCT